GATAATAACTTTATTTTATGTGTATAAATATATATAATACAAAAGAGCTTGACGAAAGCCAAGCTCTATTTAAAAATAATATAAAAAAGTATATTTAGAAATTTAATATACAGTAATCCATTCCAATTACAATAGATAAATTTATGGCAGTTGTATCTTCATCCCAATTGTAATCGCCAAATGTTGATGATTTTATGAATGCCCCTTTAACAATCCACTCAGATACGATATCTCCTACTGGTCCTAAAACATCAATAGTTAAATCTTTCTTGTAAAAATCTGAGTAACCATCTCTACCTGTAACAGATTCATGGTGTAATCTTGTCCATTCCATTACAGCTTGTGCACCTGATGGTGTAATTGGATCAAATAATGTTAAGGTTAAATCATTCCATCTTAATTTACCTTTTATTTTTCTATAAACATTGATATGATTTAATACGATTTCTTCTTGAGAAAAACCCATACCACTTACACCTTTAATAACATAAGAAGGTATTCCATCTACATATAGAATAAATCTATTTGCTTGTTTGGGTTCAAACGCCGTAAAAAATATTTCATTTGGGTCTAATACTGCCATTTTTATTTTATTTTTATTTTGTTATCATTTATAAATATTAATCTTTTCAACTTTTATGCCGGGAATGTTGCTCCTGTTGGTAAAATATTGAAATCTAAGTAAATAAATTCAGCTGTTTTAGTAGGTTGTAAATAAATAGCACCTATTAATTGGTTTCTATCTATTACATCTGCTGTATTATTACTTTCATCCATTACTACTTTAAATGCATACAATCCTTGTCTTTGTTGTACACTTTCTAAATATGGATTTACCTGTGATAAAAATTGATTTCTTGTTGCTGATGTATTTTGTTCAAATACTAATGTGTCAGCTATTTGCGAAATAAAATTCTTTAATGTTATTAATAATCTTCTAACATTTACTCTATCTAAAGCACTTGCTTTTGTTTGTAAAGTTTTCTGTCCAAATACTACAACACCACTTCCTGGGAATGTTGCTATTGGATTAACTTTACCTACATATAAACTATCTCTATTTTTCTGAGTTAATTTTCTTTCTGCCATTTGGACTGTTCCTAATCCACCTCTATTGATACCTGCGGGTGCAAACCAAGCTTCTCCAGCATTATCATTGTAAGCATAAACTCCTGGTATCATTGTTGAAGCTGGTACCCAAACTAATTGTCCTGTATCTGGTTCACTTATTTGTAACCAAGGCCAATATGTTGCAGCATATGAAGAATCAATAGATGAAGCATTTGTTACTGTAGCTGCTACTGATGAATTATAACCTGAAACATCAAGTACTACTATATTATCTCCTCTATTTTCTGTATTTGAAATTAAAGTATTTAAAATAGTAGCATGGCTATATCCTCCTGCTGGTACTGTTGAGAAGGAATGTACTAATCCAGGTGCTGATATTAAATTATATCTAAAGTCATCTCTATTTGCTAACAAATTAACAGCATCATAATAATCTGTTGCATTTTGTCCTTGTGTATTTGTTGCTGTTATTTGATCATAAAATCTAGCTTGTACCCCAGCATAAAATATATCTCCTGATGCTGCACCAAACGCTCCACTTTGAGCTAATGGTATTGATGCTGTATATTTTGCTTTTGGAGTTCCTGCATTATTAAAATAATCAGGTGTTTTAACTTTTACCTCCTTAACTCTTACATAATTTGAAGCATTTCTATAACTACCTGTTGTTTGAAGATATATATCAGTTCCACTTCCTCTTTTTTCTTTCTTTTGATTACCTATTATTCTTTCAATGTAATTTGAAGCTTTAGGATCTAATGAAACATTAGCAAATGTTTCTAATACTGTAGGAGATTCTTTAGTATCATCACCTCGTCTAATAATAACACTAAATACTCCATTATTAATACTTGGATTAGCTATTTCCCATCTTACATTGTCTGCTGATCCACTTGATAGTGTATTATTTGAACCTGTTGTTGTAGGAGAACCATTAACTGTTCCCGCTGTTGAAGATACATAAGTACCATCATCATTATTTAATAATGTTCCTTGACCTAGAGTTTCTAGTAGAAATATATTTTGACTTCCTGAACTACCACTAATAAACGAACTAGTAGCAGCTGTAAATGAACCTGAATTAACTCTTGTTACTAATAATGAAGCTCCTCCATTTTGGAAGTAATTATATGCTGATATTGATGTAAAGAAAGAAAATTGATCTGATCCACTAATAAAAGTACTTCCAAAATTTGCTAAATATTCAGAATAACTAGTTACTAATTTTGGAATATATTTTTGGCCTTTTACTGTAGGACCTATTATAGCAGCACCTGCTTGAACTGGTTGAGCCGTTATTTGGGATTGATCATTTTCTCTTGCTAATACACCCGGTGATATTAAAGTTTCTGCCATTTTATGTTATGTTTTTATGATAAATATATTATTTTTTTCTAAAAATTTAATTAGTTAAGGAAATTTCACCTGTTTCTAGAGAAATAGTACCCTGACCATATTTATCTTGTAATCTTTTAGCTAAAGCTGTTTCTCCTTCATTTAATTTTTCAATTTCATCACTTAATGTTTTTTTTCTATTTTTTAAACTCATTATGTGAATTTCTATTTCTCCAATTGAATTTGTTAACTCTATAAATTTTGTTTTTAATTCTTTTAATTCTTTTAATTCTTCTTTTGTTAAAACTTTTGTTTCCATTTTTTTATTTTTATGATGGGAATGTTGCTCCCGTTGGTAATATATTAAAATCTAAATAAATAAATTCTGCTGTTTTTGTTGGTTGAATAAATATTTGTCCTACCATCTGATTTCTATCAATCACATCTGCTGTATTATTACTTTCATCCATCACTAACTTATATGAATATAATCCCTGTTTTTGCTTTACAAATTCTAAATATGGATTTACTTTTGATAAAAATGAATTTCTAGTTGGGATTGAATTCTGTTCAAATACTAATGTATCCGCTACTTGAGATATAAAACTTTTAAGTGCAATTAATAATCTTCTAACATTTATTCTATCAAGTGCTGATGATTTAGTTTGTAATGTTTTTTGTCCAAACACAACTACCCCTGCTGCGGGGAATGTTGCTATTGGATTAACTTTACCTACATACAAAGTATCTCTATTAGCATTAGTTAACTTTCTTTCTGTTTGTCTAACAGATCCTAATTTTCCTCTTTTTTTACCTGCTGGTGCTGTCCAAGGTTGACCTATTTTATCATTATAAGCATAAGCTCCAGGAACCATTACTGATGCTGGTACCCAAACTAATTGTCCTGTGTCAGGATCTGTTACTTGTAACCAAGGCCAATACATAGCAGCGTATGATGAATTTACACTTTCAGCTTGTGTAATTGCTGATGCCATTGTTGAGTTGTATAATACAGGGTCTATTAAAGCCATTGTATCTCCTCTTTCTTTTGTATTTGAAAGTAAAGTATTTAATACTGTAGAGTGAGCTGTTTCTGATTTAATTAAACCAGGTGTTGTTATTAGATTATACTTATAGTCATCTTGGTTAGCTAATAAATTTATAGCATCTGTGTAACTAGCTGCTGTTATACCTTGAGTGTTAGTATTAGTAATGTTATTATAATATTTAGCTGTTGCTCCTTCTGTAAATAAACGTCCTGTTGCACCCCCAAATGCCCCACTTTGAGCTATTGGTATGGATGCTGTGTATTTTGTTTTTGCTACCCCATCACTATCAAGATAGTCAGGAGTTTTCATGTATACTTTTTTAACTCTTACATAATCTGATGCATTTTTGTAACTACCCGTTACTTGTAAATAAACATTTGCCCCAGATCCCATCAAAGTATGTTTTTGATTACCTATTATTCTTTCAATGTAATTTGAAGCTTTAGGATCTAATGAAACATTAGCAAATGTTTCTAATATTGTTTTTGCTTTTTGTTTATCATTACCTTGTCTAATAACAACACTAAATACTCCTTTTTTAACATCAGGATTTGTAATTTCCCATCTTAAATTATCTTTTGAGCCACTTACTAAAGAATTTTGGGCACCTAAAGGATTTTGAGCTGATGGTGTTGTGATGCCTATGGTATTAGCAAAATAAGTACCATCAGGATAATTACCTAAAGTAGTATTATCATTATTCATTATTTCTCCTTGGCCTAATGTTTCTAATTCAAAAGAAGCTCTACTTGAACCAGATATAAAATATTGTGTTGCGCTTTGAGATGTAATATAGCTTGAATTACCATAAAAACCATAATTACTTCCTGTTAATGTAGACGTTATATTTAACCAATCACCAGCTTGACTAGCTGTTAATCCATTTAAAATTGAGTAAGTAGAAACAGATTGACTTGCATTTAAAAAAGTTGAAAATTCATAAGCTGTTAAAGGAACTGTTGATTTTATTGGAACTATTATTTGTGTAGATGTGTTTTCTGTAGCCCAATCCTGAGCTGTTGTACTACTAGTTAATTTAAATTCTATTCCATTTAATGTAAATGAAGCTGATGTATGTGTTGTTGCTTCTGTAAAGAAAGGTTGAATGTCTAAACCCCCTGAATATAATGATGCTGTTGATAATAATGACTTATCTCCACTTTGAATTCGTGTTGATGTTGCTTCTGAAAATGCTTTATCTGAGACCCTTGTTACTAACAAAGATCTTCCTCCATTTTGGAAGTAGTTATATGCTGAAATTGATGTAAAATATGTGTAATCAAAAGATCCACTTGTAAAGGCACCACCAAAATGAGCTTGATACTCAGAATAATTGGTTACTAATTTAGGTATATTTTTTATACCTTTTACTGTAGGACCTATTATAGCACCACCATATTGAATTGGTTGTTTTGTTAATTGTGATTTATCGAATTCTCTTGTTGCGACTCCGGGAGAAAGTAAAATATCTGCCATTTTATTTTATTCTAATTTATTTGTGAAATACTATTATAAATATACATACTTTTATTAAAAATGTTTTATAACCCTCTTGGTTTTCGAGTTGTTGGTGGGTCTGTAAAAGAGGTAAATCCACCATGGTTAATTTTAAATCTATCTATTTTTGGGGGTAATGTTTCTGATAAATTTTCTGTTACTTCAGGATTAAAAATTAATCTAGCTTTAGTATTAAACTTATTAATAGAATTTAAATCTTTTTGAAGTATGTTAGGTACTATATATCCATACATTTTTATACTAAAAGTACTTTTTACTACTCTTTCTGCCCCCGCTGGTAATTCTACATTTGTAGTAAATGAATCTATTCTTGCTCTAAATTTAAATCTTTCAGGATCCCCCCAATATGAATCTGATGCATAATTAATAGCTTCTACTATACCATTCATTTGTTCTACATAATATGTAGAAATTATAACATCATATGATAAAGTAACATAATCAGGTACTACTACTGCATATTTTTCTTCTGTTGGTCTTCTATTATTTAAAATATTAAATTTATCATAAACATTATTTTTACTATATTTTTTTGTAAAAACATTATAATTATTTGGGAAGTTAGCATCTAATTTATTAGCTAAATTTCTAATTTTTTCAATACTATTTCTTTTAAAAGTAATTAAAGGCATCATTATTTGCCCTTTTTTATCTCTATAATATCCATCTTTCTGCATTTGTTTCCATCTTTCAGCATTACCATAAACTACAGGTACATTTATTCTTTGACCATTCTGCATTACTGATGGTTTTATAACATTTTCAAAATAATAAAATATAGAACCATCTATATCTTGTAAACCAATACTAAATGGTTTTACTGAGTCTCCTTTAAATGAAATTTGATTGCTTCTGCTTGAAATGTCTTGTACTGCGTTATTTGGATTTGATCCTTGAATTCCCGTTCTTGGGTTGGATTTAGGAGTTTGTAATCCTTCACTTATTTTTCTTTGTGATTTTGGTGTTACTTTTCTTCCTCTTGATGATTCTGGTGCCATTATGCTAATCTTTCTCTAGTTATACCTACTTTATCTGATGGTACTGAATGTGTTTTACAAATAATTGAAACATCATACCCATATTTATCTAAATCATTTTCATATGGATTTGGTTTATTAGGATATCTTGGATCTTTACCTACAAATAATTGATTACTTACAATTGAATCTACTTCATGGTATCCTTCTTCATATAAAATAATATCACCTACTTCAGGTACTGTATTTGCGTCAACTAGATCATCCCTTAAAAATTTAAATGTAATACCTTGTGCAAATTCAACTCCTTGATCTGAGTCTGGGAAATCTTGGTCTGATCTTTCTATTAATACATTAAATAAGACAGGACCCATATAATATTTTTCTTCAGCTGCTTCACCATAAATATTTACTTTAGTTTCTTCTATTTTAAATTTATAAAGAGCACATTGTTGGGTAATAATATCACCCATTAATTCTCTGTTTATACTTCTAAATAAACTTATATCTCTTTCACCTCCAAATAAAGCCATATTATCCTATATAAATTGGGTATGGTACCGCGTTTAATTCTTTTATTCTATTTTCTGTTTCTAATGCTCTTCTTTCCATTAATTTATCACGAGAAGTTTCATCAAAATAAGCTCTTAATCTTTCAATTAATGCTGTTTTTTCTGCTGTTCCTGCTGATACTAAGTCACCTTGATTTAAGGTTACTTCTGCTCCTGGTATTGGGACTTGTGAGTATTTTCCTCTTACATACCCTAACATTTCTTTTGCTAATGCTAACGTATATTCAAAAATCCATTGTCTTCCTATAGAATTAATTTGAGTATATGTTGGATTATCATAAGGAACATTTGATACATTAGTAATTACTCCTGAACTTGATATTGATGTAGGATTATTTCTTTCTGATTTTTTAATATATTGAAAATATAATGTTGTAGATGATTGTGGTATTGGAAATATCCTTAACTGATTATTTACTAATTCAAATGAATATTGTGATTTTCTAACTTGGTCATTAAATTCAATAGCTTGGATTTTTTGCATATCAAAACTAACAGGCATTAATAAGAAATTAATTGCAGGTGAGTAATTACCCCAACCAAAAGTGTCCATTAAATTAATCATTCCTGTTCCTGTTCCTGCATATGGGTCAAAATATTTTACTATTGCAGGAGGAGTTTCATAAAATATTCTTTTAATTTCAAGATCACCTTCATTTATTGATTGACTAACAGCCCATTCAGTTAAATCATAAACTTGTTTATTTTTAATTAAACCAATAGATCCTGTATGCCATGTTGTGTTTCCTCCTGTTCCTGCTTCTTCTCCATATTGTTCACTATATCTTACAATAGGACCAAAATTAGGTCTTATTAAAGAATGATTTATATTTGTTTTTTCTCCAAATTTATTAGTTGAACCTGTTGTTGAACCCTCCAAAGATAAATAATCTTCTCTTACTTTATAAGCATATAATTCATTACCATATGTTGTTACTGCTTCTTCAAATGCTGTGTAGAAATTTAAATCTTGCAATTCAACATCCATAATAGGATATCCTAATCTTCTAGCACAAAAAACAGTTATTTTATCAGCATCTTTTTGAAATTCTACTTCATTATCATAAAAACCAAAAGGAGTATCCCCAGGAAAGAATGATGATGATCCAGGAAAAATTGGGATTTTAGCCATAAGTCAATTATTTTATTATAAATATGAAAAAAAAGATTTTAGATGCCTTTATTATACAGATACTTTACCATTTGTTATAATAACCTTACCTGATGTTAATTTTACAGTAGGTGGGATAGCTGTTTCAGTATAAACAATTCTTACAAATGCAAAATCAGCTAAAAAAGTAGGTGTTCCTGATATATTACCAGCGTGTTTAACTTGCAATCTCATATCATTTACAACTGTGGTATCCCATGTTGAAGTTGCTCCACCATCTATATAAGTAGTCCATGTATCAGATGTATAATTAACAGCAGTTGGTGCATCAACATTAAATGCATCTTCTCGTAACATTGTACCACCCGAGGTTAGTAATTTTAAATCTACATTTGCAATTGTTTTAGTAGGTGATATATTACCTTGAATATGTATTGTTGCTGATGTTATTGCATCTACATTTGAAGGCATATCATCTAAACTTACTAGTGCTATTTGTGTATTTAAAAAATTACATGTATTACCATCATCACTTTCCATATTAGAAGCAGGAGTTGCCGTATTTTCAGAAATTACACCACTTATTAGTAAATCTACTTGTGCCATATTTTAATTTTTAAACTCCTATAACGTTAGAAACATTTGCTGTTGCTACATTTATAATACTACTTATATTAACCCCTATTATTGTATTTGCATATCCTGATGGAGCTATAACTGGTGTTTTTTCAAATCCTATTAACCCTGTTATATCACCATTTTTAACAATTATTTTAGATTGTCTATTAGTATTTTTTTTAATACTTATACCAAATATTTCGCCGTTTTTTATTATCATTGTATTAATATATCACTAAATGAAGCTGTTGCTGAACCTGTTGATCTAGCATATAATTGAAGTTGTAAAACTTGATCATTTGATGATGGACTTGCAGAAACTGCTACATTAGTCCACGTATTTTGATTAGCTGTTGCTATTGTTGTTTGTATATCTAATTGGGAACCTGTTGAATATGCAAAAAGATTACCATTATATGTTGATGAAGATGGCATTGTCTTAAAATACTTAAATGAAATTGATGGTTTCATTGTTGCACTTGAAGTATAATAAACATTAACGCTTGCTGTTATAGCACTTCCTGAAGGTTGACCTATTTTAAAATATTTTATTCCTTCTCCTAAAATTCTAAATCCTGGTGTGCTTTGAGAAACAGCTGAAAAATTAATAGAACTAGTTATTTCTGTAGTTGAAAATTCCCAAGGACCTAAGTCTCTTTTAGATAATCCATTATCATTTAAATGAAAACTTGCTGTTCTTTCACCTAATAATCTTGGGGAATTTGCTATATCTTGTAATTCATAATCAGTATAGGGTCCTTCAAGTGAAGAATCTTGCTGTGCTCTATCACTATCATGGTTAGAATCTGATGCTCCTCGTACCATTTTATTTAAAAGTGTAGGTTTTAATACTTCTGCTATATCAATTAATTTATTATAAGACCATAATAACCCTACATCTCCAGTTGATATATTTTGAAAACCAGGAGCACTACCATCCCAACCATAAGGATAACCATTAGTGTTAGATACAAATCTATAATTTCCTGCTCCCCATCTAAAATTTGATATATTTCCTCTATATGTTATACCATAATTCCCTTGGGCAAAACTTCCACTTATTACTGTTCCTTGAGCTTGTGTATTAAATGAAGATTGGAATCCTGTTGATGCCCCTATTGCTATACTATCGTAGACATAATCATTTTGATCATAACATCTAAAACCTACAGCTCCTCCAATTGTTGCACAATTAACCATTTTATCTACATTCCAAAAACCTCCTACTCCTCCACCAATAGCTATACAATCTACACAAAGATCACTTTGGTAAAAACCAGAATATCCTCCTATTGCTATTGAATTTACCTGTTTTTCACCTTGATAAAAACCATACGCTCCACAAGATATAGCCAAACAATTAGCCGTAGATATTCTATAAAAACCATGTGATGATCCTTGAGCTAAACAATTAAAAGCATATATATCATATACGTCATTATATCCTCTAAAAGAATAAGAGTTTCTTGCTGAATTTGTTCCTGTTTTTGATCCTCCACCATCAGCATGAATGTTGTGAAATTCTATGTAAGTTTTAGTATAAGTATAAAGAGCATAGCAATTAGCATCACCATCATATTGTTCATTTTCATTAGCTGACGTAACTCTAATTACACCTTTTTCATAAGATGCAGAACCTGCTGGTAGGTTGGCTTGTGAAAATTGATTTAAATCTGGGTCTCCTATCCATCTAACATGATTACCTGCTGCACCTCCTACTGAGAATTGAACTTTTTCTCTATATATTCCTGGAGCTATATAAATTGTATCACCAGCTGATATTTGAGTATCTGCATAATCTATAGTTAAAAATGGTAGGTTTAAACTTCCATTATTATTATCATCTCCATATTTACTTACATAATATACTGCCATAATTATCCTTTCATTACTGTTGTGTCAACTTCACGTGAACCTATAATTTGTAGAGTAGGATTAGGTATAACACTATTATAAGAGCCAGTTGTTGAAACTCTATTTTGAGGACTTCTTCCTACTAACTTTCCATTTCTCATTTCATTTATATAGTAAGTTTGCCATACTATTTTTTTATCTTCTGTTTGAGATTTTGCAATATAACCTAATTTAGTATTAAAAGAACCTGTATAATAAATGTAGATTTCTTCATAATCACTAGCTTCTACAATACTTCTTTCATATATTTCAAAAGCAGTTGGTGTATCATTAGCTATTGCTTCTTCTTCTTGCTTTTCAGCAAGCATTTGTTGTAATTCTTCAAGTGTATAATCTGCCATAATCTTAATTTTTTATTAACTTACAACTACCCATGTTTTGTCAGGATCAAATAAAATTGTTCCATCTGATTTTAAATAGTATCCTACTATTCTAGCTATTTCTCCTGAGGAATATGCAAATTCTTTATTTGCTCTCCCAGCTGAAAATAAATATAATGGTGCTCCTACACTTACACTACCGGGGTTGCTTGCTACTTTTGCTGTACCTTTTAATAACATCCCATGGGTTGTTGAATTTGTTCCTAATGCTAATGCTAAAGATCCGGTTGCTGCTGCTGCAGTTTGGTAAGTAGCTTGCGTCCATCCTCCTGCAGGATTAATAGTATATATTTCTCCAGCTGTTACATTAGTATTACCAAAATAAATTATCTCTCCTTCTCCTTGTATTGCACCTGATGATACAGAGCCTGTTTGGTATAATATATTACCTGTAAAGTAACTTGCACTTACATATCCTTCAACTTCTAATGCTGTTGCTTGGGTTGTATCTCCTGTTAATTTTTGGAATGAACCTGTTGCTGCTATAAAATTAGATGTAGTTGCACTACCACTTATGTTACCTGATGCTGTTATATCTGAATTTATTGTAAGTGGTGCAGGATTTGTATGATGGCCTATAGTTATAGTAAAGTTTTGAGAAGTTGTGCTTATTGAACCAATACCTACTGATGTATTTCCTGGTAGTGGTTGAAATGTAGAGCCATAATGTGTAAGTCCATGTATGTGACTACTTGCACTTATATCACCACCTGAAGATGTTATACTTCCTGTTATTATCATATCTCCAGTTAGGTCTAATCTTGAACCTACTGCTGGTAGTTTAGTTGATCCTAATCCTAATCTTGTAGTGGAATTTTGAGGAACAAGAGCATTACCTGAACTTGATATTGTATAACCTATATATCCTTGAGATGTTAATGCAAATAATTCTAAATTGTTGCTAACATCAGAAGCACCTACTCTTTTAGTACGAATTTTATTAGTATATACAGTACCACTAGCACTGAAATTTCCATTCATAGCAAAGTCAGCACCAGTAACATTATCAATGTCACCAAAAGTCATTGTTCCATTATAAACTCTAAAATAATCAGCACCATCAAGAGAAAAAGCTAAATATCTATTTGGTTCAGGATTATATAATATGCGATCATCTAAATCATTTCCTGCTGTAGGTTGAAGTTTATCTTTAAACCATATTTCTTTACCATATACATTATTACTTGCACTTATATTACCTGAGGCTGTTATATGACCACCATCACCATCTATAATCACAGTATTACTCCCAAATTGTGCATCTTTACCAAAGATATTTCCACTTGCACTTACATTTGATGATGTTATATGACCACTTGCACTTATAGATTTAGCTACAAAATTATTAGTAGATACGGTTGTAGTTCCTGCTTGAAGATCAAATACTTCTGAACCTAATATTACAAATTGATATCTATCTGAATCTAATTTTTGATATGAAGTATCAGTTTGGGGATGAATCCATGCTGCGTATTTTGCATAATCTGTTCCCAATGAACCTATAGATTGTGTAGCAAGTGTTTTTCCTTCTTGTAATCTATTAATATTAGCATATGTAAAAGATTCAGATACAACATTGGTACCTTCTGAAGAAGCACTAACAAATTCTAATGATGCTCCTGCAACCCATACTTTTCTCCATGGATTTGATTTACTTCCTAATTCATGTGTACCATTATAAGGTACATCAACTTGTGGAATTATTGATCCTGTTACTACAGCTGCTGTTAATTGTCCACTTCCAAGTGCAGGGGTATTATAATTTCCATATGATCCACTAAATGTTGTTAATCCATTTACATTTAAACTTATATTTGTTGTTATATTTCTATCTACTATTAAATCTTGACTTCGTATTGTGCCACTTGAACTTACATTACCTGATGCTGTTACGGGTGCATTTAATAATATGTTTGTACCTTGGACTTGAGTTTTAAATGAATTATTACCAAAATAAAATGTAGAATATGCTGGTATATAAGCTAAAATTTGTTGACCTACTGCATAATAAGACTCTGCCCCTACAAATAGAGATGCTGTTACAATAGATGCTGTAAAATTATCAGAATGTTGGGCAAAAGATGCAGTTGTAGCATATGATGATGATTCTACTCCTGAAATTGATCCTGTAAAAGAACCTATAAATTGAGATGCAGAAATATAACCACTTGCACTCATATTACTTGATGCTGTTATATTACCACTATTATCTATATGAAATATTTGAGTTCCTAATGCTGGAATAGTGCCCCCTTTATATAAATTAAAAAATGCATCATTACCTGCACCATTACTATCTAACATAAAAGAAAAACCACCAACAGAATCCATTAAAGGTTGTCCTTGATCTACACCTGATAAACCTGCTCTAAGAGCAAGATTATCTCCTGTGTTTGTAAAGGCTATTTGTGTTTTATCAAAATAATTTTGATTATCTATTGAATATTTAGGTGAAAACATTTGAGCACTTGCACTTACTATAGATGCTGTAAAATTATCAGAATGTTGAGCAAATGATGCTGTTGTAGCATATGATGATGATTCTATTGTTCCAAAAAATGATCCTGTAAAAGAGCCTATAAATTGAGATGCAGAAACATAGCCGCTTGAACTTATATTGCCTGATGCTGTTATATTTCCTAAATCATTAAATGTTCCAACATTCCCAAATATATTACCACTTGCACTTATATTACCTGATGCTGTTGTGTGTTGGTCATCATTACTACCTAAATTAATTATATTTCCTATTAAAGATGATGCATGGTTGCTATTTCCAAATGCTAACCCTAAATGAGGAAGAACCAATCCCACACTTACAACAGATTGGGTTTGGTTTACAAATAATCCAAGATTAGTATAATTATATCCACTTGCACTCATATCACCTACAACAGTAAATTCCATATCTTCAGCTGGTGTGTCAGTATTAACAACCATTGTATTACCTATTACTGTACCACTTGCGCTTACAATAGATGCTGTAAAGATGTCAGAATGTTGGGCAAATGATGCTGATTCTGCATATGATGAAGATACTTCATGAGTAATTTCAATTGATGCAGAGTGTGCGTAAGATGCAGTCATTGCGAAAGATGAAGTTGTAGCATATGATGAAGATCCAAATAAAGATCCAGTAAATAAACCACTAAACTCACTTGCACTTATATAACCACTTGCACTAATATTACCTGATGATGTTATTGCTGTAAATATATGATCAGAACCAGATATTATGCCAGAAGGTAATTGAAGAGAGCTTGATATTATTCCACTTGGTAATTGGGTTGAACTAGATATTATACCGCTTGGTAATTGAGAAGATCCTGAAATTATACCACTTGGTAATGATGATGGAGTAATTGATCCCGTAAGAGAGCCTATAAATTGAGATGCAGAAACATAACCGCTTGAACTAATAAATGATGCTGTAAAATGATCTGATGATTCTGCATATGATGAAGATATTGAATATGAAGCTGTAACAGCATTATTTATACTTCCCGAAAAAGAACCTATAAATTGAGATGCACTTACATAACCGCTTGCACTTATATTAGATGTAATTACATCACCACTTGCACTTATATTACTGTTTACTAGTAAACCTCCCGGTTCAGACATTGTTACTTCACCTTGGATTATTGTTGGTTTATTTGTATTTCCATATGTTGTTTGAGTAGAAACCCTACTATAAGTACCTATATTACTATCATCATCCCCAAAATATTTTGAAGCATACATAAATCCACTTGCACTAATATTACCACTATTTTGTAAATCAGTAGCACTACCTCCACTTCCTTTTCCTCCTCGACTTGCAGTTACATTACCCCAATTATCTACAGAAAACATTAAATCTGCTCCAAGGCCTGGGAAAATGACACTTGGTTGTTGAAAATCTCTAAATATATTAAAACGAGAAGAAGTTGTTGCGTTTTGAGAATCCAATACAATATTAAAAGATCTTGATCTATTACGAATCATTTGTCCTGCTGGTGCAGAGATAAATTCTATTTGGTCATTCGAATGAGTTGTATTTCTTAATTGTAAATAATCACCAGCAGAACCCCCACCAGCAGTAAAATTAGAAAGACCTATTCCAGTACTTTGTTGGACAAAATATTTAGGTGCTACAAAATAATCACTTGAAGAAAATATACCCGAAGATGTTATACTAAAGTACTTTGCATTAAGTACTATACCACTAGAAAGACTATCTTTTTGACCTATATTAATGTAATTACTACTAGAATTAGATGAAGATGGATAGGTTCCACCTGTATTTCCAAACCGATCAGTTACAAATATTGATGCATTTCTTTTACCCCATTGATTATTAAAATAATATCCATCAAAACTTGCACTACTTCCTGTTATATTAGTTGAAACTAAATATTTACTTCCACTTATAGTTCCTCCTGATGAAGATATATTTCCTTCAAATGAAGATGAACCCTCTACTTTTAAATTTCCTTCTATTAAAACATCACCAGAAAAATCAGATGAACCTGATATGTTTAAAGAACCTGTTAAGGTACCTCCAAATGATGGACCCATTGGTCCAGGAGTATTTACTTGGACTATTTTGGTTGTTTCTGGTTGGACTAAAACACTTTTATTACTAGTTTTGTTAGTAATAGTGATTACATTTTTAGCAGAATTTACCTGTACATTAGTATTTTTTGGATTTATATTTACAGCCATTATTTATACTGTTACTTCTTTAGATAATTTTATTTTACCTTCGAGCACTCTAGTAACAGTTTGACATGTTCCACTACCAGAATATAATTCTAAATCATAATATGCTTCATTAAAATCTAAAAATGAAGATGAGTATCCAGTAATATATATCCCAATAGCTCCTGATGCTAGAGGTTTAGGATAAGTTGAATCACTTTTTGATCCACTTAAATTTAATCCTCCACCACAAGTGTCTAAACTACTACTAAGAGTTAAATATAATTTAGCATCACTACCATAACCCGATCTTAATTGCATTTTAGCATGATGACTGTATAAATCTACGGGAACTGATGCTGAATCCTTATATTGGATTTCAAAATCTACTGTAGATCCTTGTTCTATTACAAAATTATATTTTCCTGCTGCCATAAGTTTTATTTATAAATATAAAAAAGTATTGGGAAATTAATGATATCCATTTAATAATTCTAATAAATTATCTATAGCATCATGTCTATGAGAATCATTTAACACACATTTAAAAACATAATCTGAATTTACTAATTTAGCCATGTCATGATATGCTGAATAATTTTTATCTTTTAAATCAATTTGGTATGAATCTCCACAAAATAACATTTTTGAATCTTTACCTAATCTTCCAACAGCCATTGCTAATTGTGATCTTGTTAAATTTTGAAATTCATCCACTATTACTATTGAGTTATCAAATGTTCTACCCCTAAAGTGAGCTAATGAGACTAATTCAATTTGTTCATTAGATTCCATTTTTTGTAATATGTTAGGTTTATTATAAACTTTTCTCATATTACTTCTAATAGGAACTAACCATGGTTCCATTTTTTCTCTTTCTGAACCTGGTAGAAATCCATTATCTTCTGTTGAAATAGTAGGTCTTGTTATAATAATTTTATTAAATTCTCTTTTAAAAAATTGATCTAATGCAACTTGAACTGCTAGTAATGTTTTTCCACTTCCAGCTTTTCCTACAATAAAATTAAAAGGATGTTTTAATATTTCAGTTTTTGCTTTTTTTTGTTCAGGAGATAAAGATAGAGAGAATCTTACTGATCCTTTAGGTGGGGATTTTTCCATATTAGATTTTGTCATTATTTGTGAAATTTATTTTGATTAACTTGTCTAAACCTGCATTTACATGCATTTCATTTTCTAACAATAATTCAAAATTAAATCTCTCATCTAATGGTAATACTAAATCTACTTGTGAACCCCATCGTATAAGAGAAAATCTTGAATTTTGTTCCATCATTTCATATTGATGATTTACAAAAGGAGCTATTACATTTACATCTTCATCTGCTATTTGTATTAAATAATAAGTATAATTTATACTAGGACAATATATTTTATTCCACATCCTTTGATTATAATGTAAATAACCCATACTATTTGGGTTTATAGCCATTTCTAAAATATCTTTTTCAACAGCTAACATAGGTTTATTTACAGACTCAATAGGATCTAAAGGTTTAAAATTTAAAACTCCAGGATATGGTATTCTATTTATATGAACATCATAAAATGTCATAAAAATTCCTATAACTAAAGAAGGTTTATTATAGTTTTTATCACCCATTACATCTGGTAAAGTATAATTTCTTCCTTTAATTTCAACAACAGGATCGTTTACATCTTCTATTATTTTTTGATATAAAATTACTCCATCTGCTGGTGAGTAAAAATGTTTATAATCTATATAATTAGGACGCATAGGGTCCCTAAAAAAGAATGTATTTGATAAATCACCAACAGGTAATTTTGATAACTCTTCAACTTCTGTATTTAACCAGTCTTCTAATTTTTGTGCCATTTATAATAAACTTCTTTCATAATCAACATAATTCAAATGCATAATCATACAAGATAACATTGCACCTGATTTCATAAACTCTGATATATTAAATATAATAGGTTCTAATCCTTCATTGTAACATATTTTTTCTAACGCGTGTATTTTATGTTTTTCAGCGTCATATGTTTCATCATTTATAGATAATTCAGATATATTTGAAGCACATAAAATCATATTTCCTACACGTGCTGAATTGCAAATTCCATTATAAACCGCATTAGAACTTACTTCTACTATTTCAGTATATTTTTCTATTTCTTTAATTTCTTCTGGGAGGTGAAATTCAGGGCATACTAATGTTTTTTCTTTTGTTAATGGAAAAATATTACAATCTAAATGATAAAGATATTCATCTACCATTTCTAATTTAATAATATTCATATTAAATTTTTCTTCCATCCATTCAAAAGCTTCTTTTTCTGATCTTATGCCATATCCTCCTATAAAATTATTACCATATAAATACTTTAAATCAGCTTCTCCTTCAAATTTATAAGGACAATCATAAGTATTATAATTCATTAATTCAAAAAATGGTTTTCCTACTAATTCTTCACCCTGTCTAGGAGGGGAAGTAAAATTAGACATAATAATATTATTACTATCTTTTATATGTGGTAGATAAATCCCCATATTAGCAACATATACTAAATCTTGAAATTTATTACCATGGCTTGGTAAATTACATACAAATCCTGCACCTGATACAAAATTGTATAAGTCCATAAATTGTTTGTAAGCTTTTCCTCTGTTTACTTCTAATTCTTCAGAGGACATTTCTTGCATCCATATGTTATTTGGATTTTCTGTGGAAAACGAAAACGGAAAATTCATAACAAAACTTGGAAAAGGCAACTGAGAAGGTGTCTCTTTCATATTTTAACTTTTATATTATGCCC